GTACCTACATCACCACCGAATCGGCTTTGCTTATAGGTCAAAACTTGCTTCACGATTTCACCGGCTACATCGTATTTATTTGGATCAACAGTCAAATAACCAGCAGGGATGAATAAAGCCAAGCCTTTGCCATCGCCAACTGGTCCAGTGCCTATTAACACTTGACGAATTGTTCTATCTGAAAAATCTGATGCTAAAGTTGTATTTGCTGATGATAAGGTCAAGGTGCATTCAACATCAACATTTGAAACCTCCATGTCAGACATTCCAAGAATAGAATTTGAGTGGCCTTTAGGTGTCAGAGTATTGGCAATATTAAATGTAAATCCTTCAGCATCTAGAGCGATACGGCTTAATTCTTCGCCAGTTGTACCAACTACATTGGTTCTTGAATAGGTGACAGCATCAGAAACAACTGCATAAGCATTTCTAAAATGTTGAGTGGCACCACTTAAAACAACCGGTTCAACTGGTCCACTTGCGTTGCCATGATCGTCTTGAATTAAAGCTGCTTGAAAAGTAAATTCTCCCATAACTCGGCCAGCGTTAACGGAAATATTTAAGCTGGCTAGTTTGCAGCCATAGGCATAAGTACGGAAACCAACGCCATCAACTCTAAAGCACAAAGAAGATACAACTTGACCGCTTGAAGTACCATAAGGAGTGTACCAAGTTTGCATTGGATAAATAGCGGTTGGATTTGCACTAAATGCAGGAGAAACGCCAATCTTACCAGCTCCACCACGATTATTGGCGGTCACTGATGAATATTCACATCTTCCATTGATGAGGGAAGAGACAACGCCACCAATCTTATAATTTGTGTTGGTTGTGGTTGGAGTAAATACATTCTCATCATCAGCTGTGACGGTATCGCTAGAAGTAAAGCCAGCAAGATTTGTGAGAAAGCCAGCATTTAATAATTTCCCTAAGCCGGTTGATGCATATGTATTGGCACCACTGCCAACGGTTGTGAAATCCATTGTGATTTGCACTTGACCGGTGCGTCTTTGTACTCGACTTGATCCACTCCAAACGGTATCCGGTTCAGGTGGCAAGCCATGTGGCCCATCTCTTGTTTCAAGTCTTTCATTTGCAACAACATCACCATAAATGACAACTGGATCTCTTTCACATGGTAAAGAAATGAAAGACAAGCCACTGAAATCAGGGAGGCCGGTTGATGATGATAAGCTGCCAAATGTTGCTTCAGTAGCAACGGAAATCGATCTATGTGTGACTGTCATGTCAATCCTCCAAATAGAGTAAAGTAAAGGGTAAAATCAAAAGATAGCCAACTTGAGAAGGATCATTCTGGATCTCTTGCGAAGTGGCTTGACCTGGTATGAGTGAAGTTATTCCAGTATTTGAAAAATCATAGTCAGGTTGTTTCAAGGTGTCGATGAGCTTGCTTGAGTCTTCCGCTATCATTCTTTCAAGCAATCCACGATCTCCACCGATATCATATCTTATTCTCAACGATAGCTCAATTCTCTTTCTCCCACTGATGCCTGCTTGACCATCATCTTGAGCAAGAGTATTGAAAGCAATATCAAATAAGCGATTTTGATTTGATCTGCTTTCAAGCGATAGCGTGTTTCCTTGAGCGTCTTTGATGCAAACAAAATGATGGTAGATATCAGTTTTTGGATTGATAGACTCAATCCGATCAATGAGATGGTCTAGTGCTTCGTAAATCCCCATGTTATTCTCCAAGTAAATTCGCTTTGACGATTTCAATTAACTGATCAACTTCTTTTTTTGCAAGACCAATAAAGCCACGATCTTCATTAACAGCATAGCCATAATCTTGCACCGGTGGCAGAAGGCCAATCGTAAATTTATTATTGGTTGAATCAAGCACAACGAAGTTTTGTAACATCATTCCCGAGAGAGTTAAATCAACCGCCGCCGTTTGGCCTTCAATAGCATTTGATCTTTTTCTAGACTTCTCTTTATATTCAGCATAACCGCCAGGGAATAGCATGCTATTTGCCTTCTTTATCCCACCTTTAGGCTTTAATCGCTTATAGGTTGTTGACTTATAAGAAATGTAAATAGGCTTGTTTGAATATGCTCTAAACCTATTGAGATTATAATCTAAGCCTTTATAAATTCGTATCTTGATGATTGCCAGAATATCTTGAGCAATTGCCGTCATGACTGGCTTAGTTAAATTTAGCGATGGCAAGTTTAGGCTTAGAGTTGCTTTCATTTACCATCTCATATTTCTTGAAGGTATAAATTGAGCTTCATATTCCCCAATAACTCTACCGGCAAAATTCCCACGAATATCCTTACTGGCACTTACTCGCTGATTGTTTTCAGTTGTCTGAATGATACCATCAGTATTTAAATCTAAGCTGATTGTCTTCATAGATAGATCAGCCAATTCAATTCCTCTGGATCTCATCTTTTCACTTAAATCAATATTTCCATTAAGCTCATGTATCCTAGCAATCGCAAGATAAGCATGAGCTTGTAGCAAATCGTGTGAATTGTGTATGTCATCTTCATCAACATCCCTCGGTACAATTAAATCTCTTACATATAAAGCCAGCTCATCAAGTGATGATGATATTTGCTCATCAAAGCCGTTAGATCGTCTAGGTGCTAGATCGGCAACATGTGGGAAGATTGAGCACAATTTATTATGATCTAGGCCAGTATCAAAAGGCCTAGGCACAACTTTTAAACTTCCCTTTTCAACTCGGTTAATTGTTTGTGTGCCTTCACTTTGTACATACTCAACAGCATAAGCGATTGTTTGCTTAGATGCTGTGATGTTGGATGATGAGCAAGTATAAAGCCAGCTGGCGAATTGAATTGTCGAATTTGCATTAAAAGAAATATCTCTAGGAAGTGGATCAGCCAAGATCAACTGATTGCCGGCTATTCGCACAATCTTTATTGCAAAGAATGTATCTGCATCAGTCAATAAGAATGCATCACTTTGAAACGGTTTTAAAGCGGTTGCAGATGCTGATAAAGTGATCGCTCTTCTATCTCTATCTAAATCAGTGGCCACTAAATCAGATCGGCCTTGAGTCATAGCGCCACCAACTGATCCATCTTCAAGATAGAAGGCAATTGATGGAGTGCCACTTAAGGGAGCTGGAGACTGCCAAATGAAATTATGATTTTTTCCTTGTTGTGCTTTTCTCATATCGTTATATCCTTTATCTCGCTATCTGAAACCACCGTTAAATTATTGACCTTTAGAAATCCCTTGCTCACTGGCGCCCAAGAGTGACGGCAATTATAACCACCGCCGGATGTTAGTGGCGGACCGCTTGAAGGCTGACCATTATCGAGCTTGATGATTTGTTTTTTAGATAGCACTTTCCCAACCAACTTGCGACAAAATGGTCTAGTGATGCCGTCTTTAGGTCCTACATAAATAAAATTCTCTAAGCCTGCTTCATCAGCATTTAACGCATTGATTGACCGGCCAAATTCGGCGATCTTCGTTCTGGCTTGAGTTGTGCCTATACCAACTGATTTATCAAACGCCACTCTCATCTGATCAAGCACTGGCTTTGAGCTTCCCACGATGATTGCAGTTGTTGCCATGTTGCGAATTGCACTACTAAGAGAAGGCAAGATTTGAGCGTCAAAAACTTGTGATGAAGTTTGTTGCGCTATTGCCTGCACGATAGCCGGCGGAGCTGATCTAAATTCCGGATCAATTTCAATTGTTGCCTTATTGATCATCTCCACTATATCCACTTGAGACCGCTCAAAATATGTCAAAGCGTCTCCCATGCCACTTGAGATTAAAAATGATTTAAGCTCATCCGGTGACATGCTAACCAGCATTTGGCCTTGACCTTGCTGGACCATTTCAGCGATTGCACGATATAATCGACTTGTCGCTTTCTTCATCTCTTCTTCAAAAGTCTTAGCCGAATTCACTTCTTTAATCAGTGTGTCCAGCCTCATCTTTAAGAGAAGTTTTATTTGTGGATTGCGTTCATCAATCCACTGTTTCCTAAGATCCTCGATTGCTTGTTTATCTGCATCTCCCGCCTCTGCTAGGTGAGCCACACTATTGAAAAGACTAAAGCAATGAGTACAATACATAGGAATTTAATCAAACTTAGGCTAAGCAATCGGTAAGCAAGAAACCATAATTTTGAGCGATGATCTTGTCTTGATGTGTGTGTTCCATCCAAACAGTGCGCTTTGTCATAGCAAGATCATCATAAGCGCCGGAAGAATAGCCCTCATAAACGAAATTCAAGGCAGCTACTGGCATAACCTTAACCCCGTTTTTATTGGCAATTGCATCACTACCTTTCATGATACCCATGAAAACGCTGTCGTCTGTCCAAACTTGAGCTTCAGAAGAAGATAAGCCAGCGTTTGCTGTTTCTTTTCTAGCACTACCAACATGTACATTTGGAATGCCTAAGACTTCTTTGAGAACGGAGATAACCATATCATCCTTCATCAAACGGTTGCCAGCAGCAGTACCGGAAGGAGTAGCGCCAGCGGTGAAAAATCCACGCACTTCAGCATTGCGAGATAATGCTCTTAAAGCACCATAACCAAGCACCAAAGTGTCTGGCAAGATACCATGACTATTTGCACGAATAACATCGATCAAAGCGTGAAGATCGGTTAAAGGTTCAGCACCAGCTTGATTCCACTGTGTCCCATTTGATCCACTTGCTAAAGATGCGAGAGCAGATGTATAAGAGCCCCAATTTCCGGCGCCAAACAAGAGATTGGCTAAACGAGCTTCACGATTAAGCAACATAGATCTTTGTACTTTTTTGAAAGATCTTTGTTCTTCGTTGCCTGGATATTGTGAATACTTGATGTCTTCAAGGGCGATTTCATCGCTCAAAGAATAGATCTTTGTTGAGAAAGTTGTGCTTGAACGGTCAAAGTTGCCAATGCGTTGACGATCTGCACCAGGTGCTCTTTGTGCATCAACATCAGGAGAGCCCATGAAGTTGCGTGTTTCTTCGATCAAAAGAGTGCCTGTTGGGCCAATTGCTTTGACATCAACATTTTCAATAACTTGATCGGCGATCAGTTGTCCATCGCTAGGAATTGCTTCAATGGCAAGATTGCGAAGGATTTCATTGACTGGATGAATATTGCTATAAGATGGATTTGCCATTTATTTAGACTCCTAAAGATACATTGACGAGAATTTCGATTTCTTCATTTGCGCTTGCTGCGGTATTTGCAACATTTGGCAAGAAACGGCCTGCGATGATTTGAGTGCTACCGGCAGATCCGTCATAAGCATAGACTTTACCGGCAAGACCAGGCATCACAAAAAAGTCAGTTCCTGCAGTGATTGTACCACCGGCAACAACACGAGAAACACCGCTGATGCAAACATTGATTGCATCACCACTTGCGCCGGTAAGTTGAGCAACGCCAACGGGGATATCGGTGGCAGCGGTGCATGGGGTAACCTTGCCAGCATTATCAAGTTTGACAAGAGTCAAAGCGGTGACAGATGCAGATGCAATGAATGTTTTATAGATAGCATGATTATTAAGACTCATGATTTTATCCTTTGAAATGTTTGATGTAAGCGTCAGGTTGTTCAGATCTCATGACATTTAAGGCCTCTGAAAATGTGATGCCTTTTGTCTTTTTGATCTCATTTACTTGATC